TTAGACCCTGGTTGCGGGGAAATCGGGTGGCCGGTGCTGTTCCGGTCCTGCCGATTTCCCCTGGCTCACGCCGAGTGGGTGTTCTGCTGTTCGTGGTTGCCGCTTTGCGGCTTCCTCTGGCGTCCATTGTCGGCCTTGCCGACAGAGTTTGACCCCCATACCTCCGATTGCTTTAGGCCGCCTGCGGCCCTCTGCGGTTGCTGTCCTGGCGCACGTTTGCTGGGTTATCCACAGCCTCCCCCCAAATGGATAACAAGGGGGGTGGTAACACCATTTGCAGAGTCGCCGGGTTGCTGTTTGCAGGGTAAAGGGCAGCATGCCCTCTCTTTTGACGGCGGGCGCATGCGCCAAGCCGGGCCCCAACGGGGCCGCTCTTAGATGGGTTGAAATTGCGTGCTGGACGACAAAAAAAGAGGCTGGGTAGGAAAAACGCCCGCCAGTACGTGAAAAAATGCGCGATTGAATTGTCATGCCTTGCACTTATTATGTTTCTAGACTAAGATTTGGGAGATTTTAGCCTAACGCATTTGCCGATGTTTTCCAGCTCGCCCGCCGCTCTCAGCTCTTTGATTGCGTCTTTTAGCGTGCCATACGAGATTTTTACCTGGGCTGCCAAATCCTCTTGGTTGGTGTATTCAAACTCACCACCTTTGGATTTGATGAACCAGTAGAGTGCTGCCGCTGAAGGCTTGAAAGTCACGTCTCAAACGTACTTTAAGGGGTCTTGACATTTCCTAACTGGATGAATATCATCCGATCTAGATGAATATCATCTAATTTCAGTTTAGGAGTGTGGACAGATGCCGAAAGTACGTGGAACGTTGGTCGCTTACCGTGAGCGTGAAATCGAGAATTCTCGTCGTGGCACGAGCTTTAAAGCCAAGCAATTGGCTTATATCCCTCACACTGACCCGGACGGCTTTCCTGCTGTTCTGAACTGTGACGATGGCACTTTCGCGGCGCTGGATAAGGTCACCGCTGGTGAGCTGATCGAACTGACCTTTATTGAGACGCCGCCTTATGGCGATAAGCTCGTGGTCAACGTCGCTCCTATGGGCGTTCCGGCGAACTGACGTGCGCTCCTGGGTGCTCGCTGCGCTGCTACTGGTGTCCTCCGCTTCTGCGGCGGATTCCGGTACGGCGTTTGCGGCGTCGGGGCAGCTCGTCACGGTGATGCGCTCAACGGCTTCTGAGCCGTTGGGCGCGTTCATTGAGGCGTTGGGCCGCTCGGTCGGCCTGGACGTGGTGCTGCTGCCCGGTATGCCGGACGCGCAGGTCAGCTATAGCTACACCAAGAAACCATTTTCCAGCGTCCTGCACGGCATTACGGCGGGTTTTAACCTTGCCTCTTGCGTGCAGGACGCTGTGCTGTACGTAGGCCCGCAAGATGCGGTGCAGCGCGTGTGCGCGGGGGTTATCAGTGACGCAACTTCAGGTGATGGAAGCACGCTTTCAGATGCTTCGTTCGGTTCGCGCTTCTTCCCTGCGGGTGGCGGACTTGCGCCTGTCGTACTCCGTACGGATGCGCCACTGGCGGGAAGCACAGTTGCAGGCCCGGCGCGTTCTCCAGCTCGATACGCTGTACGCGTCCGACTGCTAGAGATCAGTGATAACGCAGCGGTCGGCGGCGGCGTTGACTGGTCGGCGGGCCTGCTCCCTGCGGTGGTGGGCGCTGGGCTTGCTGCTCTTGGCGGCGGTGGCTATGTGCCAGCCTCCCTGACTCAGAGCATCTCGGCGCTGGAGCAGCACGGTTTAGCTCGGAAGCTCGATGACGTGCGGCTGCAACTCACGGATGGTCAGGCCACGCAGTTTCGCAGCGGTGGCACGCTCCAGCTTTCGCTGGTCTCTGCCGGTGCTGAGAAGATTGAGCGCAGCTTGCCCTATGGGCTGACGCTTGGCCTGACTCCGGTGGCCGCTGCTGACGGCTCCGTGAGCCTCTCTGTGGTGGCTGATCTGTCGTCCCCGGTCAGCACGTCGAACACGGCGCTGCTCGATCTCGCTACGCGCTCCGTAACTGGCTCGGTGGCCCTGCGACCTGGGGCGGGCGTGGTGCTGGCGTCCTGGTCGTCGGTGCGGGATGAGGGCGACTCCTCCGGCCTGCCGGGTGTGTCGTCGCTGCCGGTGGTGGGCTACCTCGCGGGGCGCAGCTCGACCACCTCGGCCCGCTCGACGGTGGTCGTGACGCTCGACCTTGAGGCCGTGTGATGCTGCCCCGCTTCGCTGATCGGGTGCGCTTCGGGTTGGTCAGCCTGACGTTGGTGGTGTCGCTGGCGTCGTGTGGCCTGGGCATGGCTCCGACGCACTACAACGATATTTGCAGCTTCGTGCGGGCCTCCGTGACTGACGGCTCGTTCCCGTTGTCGCTGGCTCAGACGCGCTACCCCGAGTGCAACATCAATCAGGGGCCGACACCGTGACGCCTCAACCGATGGACCACGATCAGGGGCAGCAGCTCATTATCCTGCTGAGCAACCTGGGCCAGTGGTCGCAGCTGCTGCTGTACGGCCTGGAAGGGATTCTGTTTTGCGTCGCGGCGCTGGCGGGCTTCTGGATTTTTGGCGGGGGTACGCGGTGAACGTCGAGCACCTGGTCTTGCCCTGGGCGCTGCTGATTTCCCCGCTGCTGGTGGCCCTCGGCGGCGAGTGGGCGTTCTACTTCTTCCGCACGTTCCTGGGGCGCGTGTGACCGGCGTCCTGGCGGTGCTCACCAGTGGCTTTCTGTTCGGTGCGTTGGCCGGTCTGCTGCGGCGGCATATGGCCCCACCTGCGGGGGGTGGTGGCTCTTGAGCTAGTCCACCTGTCGGCCTTCGGCTCAAGCCTCTCGCACACAAGGAAGTGACTTATGCAGATCGTCAAGAAGCAGTACCAGACCATCCTCAGGAACGAGAAGGCCCGCACCGCTGTCAAGACCTTCACGCCTGCTGCTGTTGCGCTGGGCCTCGTCCTGATGGACATGGCGGGCGCTCAGGCGGCTGGTGGCGCTGGCGACATCTCGCAGGAGCAGTTTACCGGTCTGGCGACCAAGATTCTCACCTACCTGGGCTACGCCATCGTGGCGGGCCTGACGGTGCTCGTCGCGGTCCTGGGCGCGATGGCCGGCTGGCGCTTCTTCGGCAAGTTCATCAAGGCCTGATCTCAGGTGTTCAGAGCGCTGCGGGCATTGCTCGTGGCGCTTTTTGCGCTCTCTGTGAGCGTGGGGAGCGCTGCAAGCATTGGTGTAAGACAAGTCAATCCCTATGCCGTTTATATGGCGTCAACGCTGTATTTAGGACTTTCATCTAATCATAAGTTCGAGCCATATGAAGGGCTGGCGGGAATTAACAACTTTAGTTTTGAATTTGATGGACTTGTCGTTAATGTGGACCCCAAGATTTTCAATACAAAACTTTCCTCTGCCTTCGGTCAATATGTCGTAGCAAATAGAAAAGTATGCACATTCTATGAAGAGTCGTTTACAACATGTGCCGGTGAACTTCCTACACCTGGACCTGACGGTCTGCTGTGGATTTCCAATTCTATGTTCGCTTCATCGAAATTCGGTTGTTATTTCGGTGATTATTATCAGAACTATGTCGTTATTAACAATAACAGTGGATGTAACGTGTTTTATGTCGTGCCTCCTGTTCCATTTGATTTTATTCGCAAAGGGATGTGGGATGTCAACTTTGGTACTTCCGGTTTCTTTTATGACCCTACGTACAACCCGAAGAACTACTCAGTAGAGCAATGGCATAAAGACATTGGAAAAATATATTTGAAGGCTCTTTTGCATTATGGCGACGGTAAAGGCAATGGGGATAGCCCTGTCACTGCGACACAGTTGCAGGATGAACTCGGTTTTAGTTTCTCCGAGCGTGTAGAGGGTAACTGGATAGATGCCGATCATCCTGCACAGCCGCTACCGGGTGATGGTGGCACTACTCCTGGCACTGGCGACACGGGTGGCACTGGCGGCACGGGTGGCACTGGGACGAATACGACAGGCTATGAAGACGGCACCGGTACGGCCTGCGGTGGCCTGAAGGACCTCAGCGTGTTTCAGAAGGCAGTAGCGGGCCTGTTCCAGCCGTGTGAGGACTGGGGGAAGAAGTTCGGGGATATGCGGGTGTCGCTCATGACGAAAGCGCCGCTCGGCTACTCGACCTGGAACCCGGTTGACTCGAACCTGAATTACAGCGGGGCGTGTGAGGCGCTGCACTTCGGCGGCGGCGGTGACATCGAGGGTGTACCGATACCGGACATTCGCGTCTGTGGAACGTTGGTCGGTGACAAGATGCATGAATTTCTGCGGCCAGTGATATTGATGCTAATTGTCGTTACGTTGCTGAATACCATTATCAAATGGGGGAAAGCGTGATAACTGACTTCCTGATTAACATTGTCTACACCCTGTTTAGCGGCTTCGTGAATTTACTTCCTGCCATGCCTGAAAAGCCTTCATGGTATACAAACTTTTATGACATTTTGAAAGGTCTCAACTATTACTTCCCGATGGTGGAAGCTGTGTCAATTCTGGCGTTCTTCTTCGTGTTCGTGGCTGGTATCTACGTTTGGCGAGCTATTCGCTTGTTTTTTCCGGGGGGATAATATGGCTATTGAGGGCGTATATGGAACGATTGGAAGTGGTAAGAGTGTGCTTCTGAATTACAGAATGTTAGATATGGCTATGAAGGGGCGCGACCTCGCACTTAACTTTGAATATAACGATCAAGGCTTGTACCTTGCTCTGAGAAAACGTGGAATGCTGCACTATCAGGCGCGGAACGTCATTAAGAACATTATCATTGTTAGAACCTATGAACAGTTGCGCGGCCTGAAAAATAGATGGTTGGGCTTCGATGAGGCGCACTTTTGGTTCTTCGCCCGCATGTATGAGCGGATTACGCTGGCTGACGTACAGTTCTGGAGCCTATCAAGAAAACTGGGCGTAGATGTGACGCTCGTTACTCAACGCTGGGAGAGCATAGACACGATTGTTCGGCAGCTTGCTACGAACATCTGGCACGCTCGGCCTCTGCGCTCCCGTGAACACAGTGTGTTCCCGTTTGGAACGTTTATGAACCTCTACAACAAAGTGACGCCCGGTGATAGATGGCTCGGCATGTTCATGTATACGAAGATGAATGATGTGATGGGAAACACGCGTGAGACGCGTAAAGGGCTGGTCGGCGCGGTCTCGCAGAAAAGCATCATTGCTCTGGACTCTTGGACTGCACGCGCCTACGACACTGGGCGCTTCTTTACCTCGCCGCTGATCGAGGAGGACCAGCGGGAAGCGCGGGTGAAGTTCTTGAAGCGCGTCTACCTGGGAGAGCTGACGCCGTTGGCGACCTGCCCGTGCTGCAACGGTCTGGGCCGGGCTTCATTCGAGTTCACGCTTGATGACCTGGTCGAAGGCCGGTGGACACCTTCGGCTGATCGCCTCGTCCAGCAAGGCGGCATGATTCTGGGTACTGACGGGCGCCCGGTGCTGACCTCGTCGGACTGCCCGGTGTGTGCTGGCTCCGGCTACTTCTCGGACCCCTCGGCAGATGACCTCAAGGAAGCGGCGGTGGCTGCCGCGTCTGGTCTCCTGGGACCGGAAATTAAAGCGGCTGTCGCGGCGGCGGCTGGCGGTGTGCCGGTGCCTGCTGCACCTGGGCGGCCTAAGGGTGGCTGGGCAGCTCGTAAGGGGGCGTCATGACCTCTGAGCGTGTCTATGGTCGGCATGGCCTGCCGCGCACCGTTGACGCCGTTGACGCGGACGCCGCGAACGCGGTGGGAGCGGCTTCGGCGGCTTCGGTGCCCGCGCGGCCTCGTCGGCGCGTGGTCAAGTGGAAGGCGGTCTACAACGCAACCTTCTGGGGCTGCTTCGTCTGCATGGTGTGTTCGATGTCGCTGGGACGCGTTCACGCGGGCTACTTTTTCGGTGGCCTCTGGATGCTCATGGCGCTTCTTTCTAAATTGGGGAGTTGAATAGTGATACACTCGGCAATAGAAAAGGACTCAACCCGCGTCAACGGGGAGTCCTAGGCCAGCAGGGGGCTACCTGCTGGTCCTCATCGTACTACAGCCAAAGGCGGCAAGGTGCTACTCAATGCAGTTGTTGACTCGCTCGACGTTCGGGTATTTCGGCGCATCGCTCCTTCACTTCGTCTCTATCAGGATGCCGAGGTCTGGCGGCTCTACATGGAACAATTTGAGCCTGGGGTAGATGCCCCGCTCTATGTCCAGTTCCCTGGTTGCGGCACATTCAAAGTGCATCCCTCTGGCCGCGCTCCGTACCAGTTCGTGCTGAGCAATCCGCAGATTGCTGACGTTCGCATCTGGAATCTGGGTCGTTGGCACAGCAAAAGCTGTTCGCAGACTGGACAGTTCTACATCTCGTTTCGCTCGGTGTTCCTCCAGCAATTCGGCGTCGAGGGTGCTCGGCGCTTTATCGCTAATCTCCTGGCGGAGCTGTCGGGGCCGTGTCCTGACGTGGCGTTTCCGCCTGAGGCGCTGGAGTTTGACCGGATCAGTCGCGTCGATCTGGCGGCAGACGTGCAGCATGACCGGCTGGAATGGGAAGATTTGAAAGCGCATGTGTGCAGGGCGCGCAAAATGGACCCTTGGTTCCATGTCACTCCGGCCCACATTGAGGACATGATCAAAATGTCTCTTAGTGCAGGTCAATTTCTCCCGATGGACGCGCCGGAAGTTCCAGATGCCTTGCTCAAGGCCACGTCACAAGTACTCCACGCATTCACTAAGGAAGCAGCCTCGGAGCTGGCGACCTACGGCGAGGCCGACTGCTCCCGTGTGGTGACAGACTCGCGCACGCCACAAACGGTTTACTTTGGCCGCTTCGGGTCGAAGCTCTACGCCCGCAGGTACAACAAAAGCGGCTCCCTGGTGGTGCAGAACAAAATGTACATGCTGGATGTCTGGCTTAATAACGGCTGGGACGGTGTTTCTCCGGTCTGGCGTACAGAGTTCAGCATGAGCGGTGATTTTCTTAAGGAGTATCAGGTGCCCGGCCTCGATGACTGCCGCTCTCTTGATGACCTGGAGCAGCTCATTTCTCCGGTCTGGGAGTACCTCACGTCCACGTGGCTGCGCCATGTTGACCTCTCGACGGACACGCGGCCTGAACGCTGTCAGGTGTCGGCGTCCTGGTCGCTGGTGCAGGGTGCGTTCCCGGCGTCTGAGCTGGTCGGCCACCGCGACACCCAGCAGCGCGTACCGCGTGGTGACGCGCATTTGATCGGACAGGCGCGGGGCTGCTCGGTGTCTGCCGTCGCTCTGCGGGCAGTCGCTCAGGGCAGCATTGAAGCTGGAATGCAGAGTGTTCTAGATGATTACATTTACCGGTTTGATGATGACTTCATACAT